GGAACGGATCGCCGCGGCGACGAGCTTCTCATCGCGCATCATCCCGGCGTAGTGGCGAAACCAGCGGCTCATTCCGATACCCACCTCGCCACCGTATCGATAATGCCTCTGTGGATGTTTGCGGCGGGCCTGTGAATGATCAACGCGCACGCTCCAGGCTCTTGATCCGTCCCTGCACAATGGCCAGTTGCATCGGGCTTTCGTTTGCCACGGTGACGAGGCTTTCCTCGCGTCGGCGCAGGCGGCGCAACTCGGCACGAAGCTCGGGATCGCGCGGTTCAATGCCAGGTGACGGCGGCAGCACGTTGGCCATCGGCGGCAATCGGTAGGAGATGAACCAGGCGAGCAGCGCCGGCACGTCGGTCTCATCCAAGCCGACGTTCTTGGCGATTTCCTCCCACGAGAGCACCGGGTCACGCGCAACGGCCATCAGCCGCACATGCGTCCACAGAGCATGGTTGTCAGGCCGCAGCAGATCGCTCGCCTCCCCCCTATTGTCCGGTCTCATCGAGTCTATGGACATGGGTTAGGCCTCGTTGATCGCTTTGAGGAAGCCGCGCACCGCCGTCTCGACCGATGCCGTGGGGGCCGCGTTGCACGGTCCCTTGAGTTGGCGGATCGTCCAGCCTCCGGCTGGCTTCGGATTGAGTTCGAATGTCGCGAGGCGCTTGCCGGCGTCGCGGCGGACGGAGAAGATGCGGCTTTGGCCGGTCACGACCTCGCGCGTGTAGGAGGCGACGCAGTGGTGCATCGCGACGCCCTCCGCATAGAGGTCTTCCCCGCTGCGAAGCGCGACGATCTCGTAGCCGCCGTGCTGGGAAAGGATCGGCAGACGGCCATAGTCGATGGGATCGGAAAAGCCGATGCCGTGCTGCTGATAGAACTTCTGCTCGCTGGTCATCCTCTGAAGTTTAACGTGCCAGCGGGTCGACGCATTGCGGGCTTGCTCGACTGTCCAGCGCGTATCAAAGCTGACCGCCGGCGAGCCGGCGAAGTCCGCCAAATCGCCGGCCGCAAACACTTCGGTGGTTCGCGCGAATGACAGGGCTGCCCAAGCCAGGAACTTGTTCGCCTGTCCATACCGCCGTTCCATCGTCGAACGCCAGTTGGTCAACTGCATCAGCCAATTGCCCTGCCTCTCCGCAGGAATGGACTGAGCCAGCGTCGATGGATCGAGCGAACTCAACGCCCGCACAGTGTCCCACCGCGATGGCATGAGGACACCGGAGCGGATTTGACGATGCTGTGGTTTCAGCCCGTATTCCGCGAGAACGTCCTTGAGCTTAGGGCCACCAGCGAGCACATTAGCCCAGCGGCGCGCGAGGAACTCCCGCTCGCGGCGCTTTGAAAGCGAGCCGCCGTTCGTCCCGGCGAGGACGAGAACCGGCGCTTGACGGATATAGTCGATGGCTCGAGGATTGAGCGCGGCCATGATCGTCGCGGCGGTATGTAGCCCTTGGTTGCCGAACATGCCGACCGCCTCGGCGCAGTGCTTCTCGACCCAGCCTTCGTTGACCAACAGGCCTTCGCGAGCGAGTTCCGGCGCGCACCACTGCAACCACGTGAACGTCATCCCCGTCCCCCGCGATACGCATAGGCGAGCTGTGCATCTTTCTCGATGCGAGCGATGGCCTGAGGCTTCCGGACGGGCCCGCGCACCAGGCGTTCGAATGTCGGATTGAGCCGTGTCACCCGCCGCGGTCGTGCTGCGTGCGATACCGGCTCATTGAGCAGGAGCTGGAGTTCCATCTGGAGGGATTGGAAGGGGGTCATGCCGCGACGGCCTCCGAACGAACAGCGGTGCGCGCGATGCTGATCAGCAGGTCGCGGAAGGCGGTCGGCGTGGCAAGGGCTTCACGCTTCCCCATTACTGGACGGTTCTGGTCGAAATACCCGACCTGATGTGTGCCTGTCGTCTCGCGCCAATCCAGCTCCGGCGGATGCACGGCGCCACAGTAGATGAGCCAGGTGCTCTTGCGGGCGCGGTGACCGTAAGCGGCTTGGTCTACCTCGGTGATCCAGTCACCTTCGAACGTGCGCTGCCAGCCCCGAGACCTGGGGTGCGGGATGCCGTGGAAGCGAAAAGCGCGTGACTGTGCCGGGTGCTCGAGAACGCCGCCCCAGGTCCGCACCGACGCGAGCGCCGACGCGAAGCAGCCGCCATCCTCGTTGATCTTGAAGCCCCACCGCTTATGGTTGACCGCAGACAGCATGTGCCAACGGTCGCAGGGAGGATGCGCCACCACCGGCCACGGCCCGGCATAGAGCCGAGCATCCCGCGCCTCGTCCCACGGGTCAACGCCGGGCAAGCCGAAGTATGCTCCGCCCGTCTCAACGAACAACGCCGCGATCTGCCCCATGTCCTATCCCCCGCCCTACGCCCTATTGGGTGGCGCGTGCCAATTGCTTGCGACGCCGTTCCATTTCATGCTTGCCCTGATGGGGCCTGTATTTGGACCGGCCGAGAACAGTGCTGTGCGCATATGCGCGAGGGCCTGCCATAAAAGTCGCGTTCGCCGCTCGGAGGCTGGTTAAACTCGCGCCACGCGGCCTTTGACGTGCCGCCACGCGTCAAGAAGGCGTTGTACCCTCTCCACTCGTTACGACGCTCCCCGCGATATGTGCTGCTGTCCCTCATGCTATCTTCCTCGCTTTCCGCGCCTGAATTTTCGCCACCAGTGCGCGAGCCTCAGCTTCCAAATCGTCCAAATCATCGTTGCCCGCCGCCGCGTCCATTTCGATCTCGTGGAGAAGTGCGCTAGCCTGTCGGGCGCACATGTCGAAGTATGCGGCGCGAATGCGCGCAAACAGTCCGACATCTACTGTCTTCGCGTTCCCCTTGCGCAAATGCGACAATTGCCAGAAGCCGATGCCGTACCGCTGTTCCAGGCGCGACATCGCATTGCCGGTGTCACCCGGTCCCCGGCTTTCGCGCTGCACCATGATGCGCACGAGGTCTGTGGCTGTCGCGGTACTCATGCGAACATCCTCTTTGTCTGATTTTGACAACGCCATTGTCCGGCCCTCTCGCTACGGTTGTTCCCATAGACGAGACGCGACGAAAGGCGTTCTACTAGATGACGATGAAGCGGATAGACCGATGGCTTGTGACGGCTGGTCTTGATCCGGTGAGTTTGAAGGCGAAGATGCGCGAGGCTGCCCTGCACGGCGCCGACGCGAAACTGAGTGGCGGCAAGCCGCTCGCCGGGGAGGAGGATCAACGAGTTGGCCTGCCGCCTATGCGAGAAGCGTCCCCCTCGCAATCCGAAGAAAAGTCGGCTGAGGTCGGTGGCGACCTTCCCCAGCCGAGGAGCCGCCGCTTTGGACTCGACGGATTGAAACTGATCACGACCAGCGATGCGCGCGGGCGCCCGCCCATGCACAATGCGAGTTCCCCCGCTCGCCGCCCGCGCGTTTCCTTGGTTGTGGTGGAGGGCCGCGCTCATGCGACTTGGCCCTGATGCACGATAACCTGCCCGCCAGCCGCGACGGCCATGAACGCCCGCTCACACGAGGCGCAGCGCTTGCGCCAGGTGCCGGCACAGGTGTCGGGGTTGAGGCATCCAGGCTGACGGCCCGGCACGACCGAGGGAGGCTGAGGGCTAGCGGCACCTCCCTCGGTCGCTGGCTCGGACGCCATGCTCGGCATTTCACCGATGCTCGCCCCTTCGGGTTCGGAATTGATATCGACGGGCGGGGCTTGAGTACCCGCTTGGGCGGTTTCCAAGTCTACGTGGGCCGCGATCCCGCGTCCGCCCCCCACCTTCTCCTGCCGAGGCACGTCCTTCCGTGCTGCCGTCGATTCAGTGTCGGCGGAGAGAGCCGGGTCGGTGCCCTCCCCGCCGCTCAGGACCGCCACAACTTGCGAAGCGGGGGCGGTGTTGGAATTGGGTTCGATGATCTCGCCGGTCTCGGGGTCGAATTCCTCAATGTTTTCTACGCGCGTGGCGCGCGGCGCGTGGGAGCCGCTGATTTCGACCAGGATTTCCTCAGCGATGGCGTCAAGGGCCTCGACAGTATCGAGACCCTTGGTCGCGATGGCTCGGCGGCGAGCGAACGCCTTGCGGAAGCCCTCAAGCTCGGCCTTGATGTCTTCCTTGCTCCAGCCCTTCGCGGCAAGCTGCGCGCGATAGCGGTTCGCACCGTCGCGCTTCTGGCGGTTGGCGGCCTCGACAATGGCGTCCTCACGGTCCCACTCGGCCGCGAGCGACTTTCTCGTGATCGCGCTCTCGCCCCCTGTGGGCTTGTGAGGGGTCATGCGGCCTCGCGGAGTTGGCGTTCGTGAGCGAGGAAGTCGGCCGACCAGTCGACGGTGTCGCCCTTGCGGACGGCGGCGACGGCCAGCGAGGCCACAAGACGGCGCTGCGGCACCTTCTGGCGCAACCCTGCCGCGAAGAACATCGGATCGCGGCCGGTGAGCTCGACCGCTTGCTCGACCGTCAGGTCATGGGCGGCGAGGAAATTGCCGACGCCGGACTGATCGATCCAGCGGATCGGCACCGAGCCGACGACGACCGGCAAGGGAAAGCGATTTGTTTCACGCGTAGACGACGCGAGGCTTCGAACCTCTGCGGTGTCGCGGAAGAACTCGCCGCTGATCTGGTCGGCACGCAACCATTCGTGCAGGAAGGCTTCCTCGAGAAAGCCGCCGGGACACGATGCCAGCACGTTGCAACTGTATGGTTGCCCGGCGCTAAGCTTCTGCAGTCGGACCTTCACGTTATGCGAGCACCCGATCTTGACGGCGCCGAAAGGTTTGCCGTCCGGCGCAATGCATTCCGCGAAGTAGATGGAGGTCAGCTTCATGCCGCTGCCTCTCCACTTGCCGGGCCGAAAATGTCGGGACGTAGCCGGTGCCGAGAGATGCCGCTGGCGGCTTCGACGGCCAGAACCTTGTCGGCCGGGATTTGCTTCCGGGCTCGCCAGTTCATCACGACTGAGGGATTGGAAATGCCGAGCGCAGCTGCGGTTTTGGTCGGTCCCTCAAGGGTCTCGATCACTTCGTCAACGATGTTCTTTTCATCGAGCATGTCACGGGTATATCACGCGGCGTGAAGGTATTTCAAGGCGTGATGCGTGAATATTTTTCGAGGCGTGGTCGTGGCATACGGTAGCCATGGCCGACGGCGGCAAATCTCTTGTGGATATTGGCAGGCGGGTGCTGATGCTTCGCGAGGCGCTAGGCCTCAACCAGTCCGCCTTCTCGAGGCTGGTCGACATCTCCCAGCCATCGTTGGCAAACTACGAAAAGGGCTTCCGCCGACCGGAGCTCGACAAGGCCATTCAGATCGTCAACAAGACCGGCGTCACGCTGGACTGGATATATCTGGGCGATCGATCAGGACTGCCGCAGCGGCTCTTGGCACAACTCGAAGAGTTCGACTCTCGGTCCCGCATGGCCGGCTAACTGCCGCCACCTGGCTTTTCAGGCCGCGCACAATTTCGCGGGTCAGGTCAAGAACAAACAGGGCTTCAGTATCGTCTTCTGGCATCTGCGCCGCAATTTGCAGCGCCAGCCGCTTCAGATGATCGTCGCTCATCACTCAATGTCCCCCTCGAAACGAGACAAAATTCCTAATCGATAGGAATAAATGTTCTCGATCCGTTCACACGCAAAGTCAAGGAGCCGCGTTCCTGCGCCGCCATACCTCGACGCCGAACAATGGTTAACCTACGCCTGCCAGCTGTCACATTGTGACTTCATGCATCCTCTGCATTTGAGACGAACCCGAATTTCACCGCGCGATCCAGACCTTAGGCAACCAGTTCAAATAATTTCACGCCGCGTGATAGATTTCTCTTGAACATTCACATGGCGTGATATACCTTCTCCCACATCAGCAACGACCGAAGCCGGGCTTCGGGAGCATGGGAGAAGATGGATGATCAAACTGTTTGAAGTCCGGGTCGACACGCCGGTCGGGCGTCGCATGAACCTGGTGGTTGCGGCGACCGATCAGTTCAATGCCCGCGAGATCGCAATCGGCATGATTGAGGACTTCCGGGGCGTGTCTTCCAGCTTCTACCGCGAGATGCGCGACGAAGCGACCGTGGCGGAAGTCGAGCTAACCGAAATCACCAAACACGAAATCGCCTGAGCTTCGCCGCCAGCCGCCCGCGCAGTCGGACGGCTCACAGCAAAACTCAGTTCAACAGACCGAAGCCGGGCTTCGGGAGCAGATGGGGACGAAGATGGCAAAGCAGGTACGCGGCAACGAACTCAAGCTCGGTGACGTGATCGACACCTGGGCCGGCAAGAAGCGCATTATCGCCTTGCAGCCCTATCGCGGACCGCTGGCCTACCTTTTCCCCGCCGGCGCACAGATCGCCACGTTCGATCTCGGCGGCGGCATGACAATCGACAATTCCGACCTGTTCGAAATCGCTTCGTTCGAGGCCGCATAAATGTCCCTCGCCCTCGCCCGTGCCGAACAGCAGATCGCGGACATGTTTGCGGCAAGCGATGCCCGCAAGGCCATGATCGATGCCGACCCTCGCATCGTCCGCCTCCGCGCCATGCGCTCCGCCCTCGGTGTATCCGATAGCTCGGACGCACTGTTCCGTCGCCTCGAAGATGGAACGGTCGCCCGGTCGGCACGCATCACCCGGCTGATCGGGGCCCGCATGGCGCAGCTCGACCACTTCCCGCACGTCGCCCGCCAGCATCTTCGCGATGCAGCAATCACACGGCGGCAGCACTGGTCCCACCCTGCAGAGGTAGCGGGGGCGGTCAGCCTTGAGGGAGTGGCGTGATGGCCAAATGGGTAGTCGAAACGTCGCTGCGGAAGTGCGGCGGCTATGCGGATGATGAGCGGACACCGGCCGGCCTCCTGGCCGATTGGGAATATTGGCTTCATCGCGAGCATGGCCCCCACATGCTCGTCCAGTTCGCTGGTGATGTGTCGCGCGAGAAAGCGCAGGCGCTTCTAGACCGGCACCTAGCCGCACTCAACGAACTTGCGGCGACCGAGCCTGAGGCGGGGGCACGGGAACTGGTGGAGGCGGTCAATGGGTGAGCGCGCCGGCAAGTCCGATCTGGTCGATGTGACCATGCAGCTTCACCACGAGACGGCCAAGGCCGTGCTGGTGAGCGACGACGGCGACAAGGATAAGGCCGTCTGGCTCCCGCTTTCGCAGTGCGAGGTCGAACGCAAGCGAGACGGCATCGTGATTGTCACCCTCCCCGAATGGCTCGCTATCGAGAAAGGTCTCGTCTGATGGGCAAGTATCCCAAGGCTCGCGTTGTCCCCTTCTCGTCCGTGGTCGGCAGCAGCGTCACGCTGCACGATCCAGAGACCGAGCGCGTCATCGGTCAACTCGGCATCATGAACGTCGGCGGCGACACGCCGGCAGACTGGAAAGCGCGAAGCATCGCCGTCGCAGAAGATACCGCCAAGCGGATCAACTGTCACGACGATCTAGTCACGGCCCTCAAGGCCAGCCGTGCCGCCCTCGAACTGCAGGGCTTCGTCGGCGCGGGAGCGCATGGCTCGGGCGACCCCGAGATCAACATCATCGACGCCGCCCTCGCCAAAGCAGAGGCGGGTACGGTCAGGCTTGGGGAGATTGGGGAATGAGCAGCGCGTTCGGCCCATTGAGTGCCGAGGAGTTCCAGCAGGCCGTCGACGCGCCCTTCGGGCAGGCATCGAAGATGCTCCAGAAGCACGACCCGCTTTGGGGCAAGACGGCTGGCGACCTCGCGACCTTGCCGCCGGTCAAACGCTGGCGCGTGAAGCTACGGCAGGATGTGACCATGGAGGGCTCGTTCTACGTCGAGGCCCGCACCGAGGAGGAAGCATTCCAACTCGTGATGGCCGAGAAAGATGTCGAGAGCCGCATGGACCGTTTCGTTTCCAGCGACACGCCATACGAGCATTCTGCCGAGGCCGTCGAATGACCCTCCCAATTCAATCCATACCAGCCAGTCCAGAGCGGCGGATCAAGGCCATGATGGACGACCAGGGCCACTGGCGTGACGCCATCATCGACCGAAAGGGCAACCGCGAAACCTTCATCGGCTGGCTTCCCGACATGCTGCCGGGACTGGATTTCACGCTCACGAAGCAGGAGATCGCGAATGCGTGCTGCGAAAGCCGCTGATCCCGGCACCTTCATCAGCGACCCGCTTGAGGTCGCGCGCAAGCTCTACTCTCTGAGCCAGGCGCAGCGGCGTCTCGCGCATCAGTATCGGCATTGGGCGGATCAATCGAAGACCGCTCTAGAGCGCCACAAGTGGGCCGGCGAGTCCATCCGCTGCTGGGATGGCGCGTTCTTTCACCTGCGGAAGTATCGGGAATACGTGGAGAGCGCAATTGGCTGATCCGCTGGTTTCCCACGTCGAATATGTCCGTCAGCAGATCGACCGGATGCGCCGGCAGTTTCCCGAGCTCGAGGAGGACGCCGAGTTGCTCTCGTCGATGGTCGAAGGCGAGACCGACTTCGACCAGGTGCTCGACAAGCTGCTCGAAGCCTTCCTCGACCGCGTGACGATGCGCGAGGCTGTAACTGCTCGCATCGAGACGATGAAAGAGCGCAGCAACCGCTTCGACAAAAGCGCCGAGGCGATCAAGTCCATCGCCTTCGACCTGATGCAGGCCGCTGACAAGACAATGGTCCGCCGCCCGCTGGCAACACTGGTCGTCAGCAAGGGCCGCGACAAGCTTGTGCTCGACGACGACTTCAATGCGCAGGGGTACATGCGCGTGAAGACCGAACCAATGCGTGCCGACATTCTGGCGGCGCTGCAGCTCGGCGATCAGATCCCCGGCGCCCGCATCGAGAAGACCGAACCCACCCTTTCCATCCGAACCAAATGAGGAGTTGATCCCATGCACTTGCCCAAGCCATCCGAAGGCGGAGATTTCACACCGCCGCCAGCCGGCGTCTTCCCGGCGATCTGCTACCGTTTCATCGACCTCGGCACGCAGCAGTCGACCTACCAGGGCCAGACCAAGCAGCAGCACAAGGTCATGCTGTCCTGGGAAATTACCGATCCGGACGAGAAGATGGACGACGGCAAGCCGTGGACCATTTCGCAGCGCTACACCTGGTCGATGAGCGAGAAGGCGACGCTCCGCAAGACGCTCGAAAGCTGGCGCGGCCGTCCGTTCGAGGAGTCGGATTTTGGCGAAGGCGGCTTCGATACCCGCAACCTCGTCGGCGCCCCCTGCATGCTCTCAATCATGCGAGTGGAGAAGGACGGCAAGACCTACGCCAACATCAGCGGCGTGACGAAACTGCCAAAGCAGATGCCGGCCGGCCAACTGCAGAATGACAAGGTCTACTTCTCGCTCGAGGACTTCGACGCCGGCGTGCTCGGTAAGCTGAGCGACAGCCTGCAGGCGATCATCAAGGCTTCGCCCGAGTATCAGGCCATCGGTAAGCCGGTGGACAGCGGCTATCACGCGCCGAGCGGCGATCCCGGGTGGCAGCCGGAAGCTGGCTACGAAGATATCCCGTTCTGATGACCAACGGCCCGGCGGCGCGTCCCAACAACAGCCGCCGGGCAGGAGATTGACGATGGCCGACGCAATCCGAGCGACCTACGCCGACATCAAGACCGTCCGCACCCGGAAGGTCTATCAGATCGTCTTCGAAGGGCCGATCGAGGAGATGGGCGCGGCCATGGCGCTGTTCGGCCCCCCGATGCCGGACGCCGAAGTTTGGGCCGGCATCGCACGGTTGAAGGCGCCCGGCGCAGAGATCGAACACGCCAATGACGAAAGCAAGCCGGCACGGCCGCTTTCCCAGGTCGCCGGCTATCTCTGCAATATCGTCACGTTCCGCCGCTGGCTCAGCGAGACGGGCGAAGGTGACGCAATTACTGGCACAGATGGCGCGGCCGATGAGGTTCGCCGCCGCTGTGGGATCAAGTCCCGCGCTGAGCTCGACACCAATTCCGAAGCGGCTTCGATCTTTCGAACCATGCGCGCCGACTACGACAACTGGATGCGGGACGTCGCATGATCGCGATCCCGAAAGAGGATGTCATCCGCAGCGAGAAGTACCGGCGCGGCGCTAAGGACTCGCCCTGCCGGTTCCGCGGCCCGACATGCAACTGCGACCCGAGCACATCGCAGTTTGCGCATGCCAACGGCGCCGACTTCGGCAAGGGCTGGATGCACAAGGCGCACGACGTAGCGGGTATCGACGCCTGCTCAAGCTGTCACGCCTATATCGACGTTGGGCACTGGACGAAGCCGCTGATCAGCGATGCTGAGTTCTGGCGGCTGATCGCACGCGGCATCGTCGAGACGATCGTTGACCGCATCAAGCGCGGCATCGTCCTTATCCCGCTCGACCCCGAGCGCTTGGCGCACGACAAGCCGGTAAAGCCGCGCAAGCCCAAGGCCGAGCGCAAGCCGATCAGCGGCAGAACGAAGATTCAGTCACGCGGCTTCGACAAGGGCCATCGCCCCCTGCGCTCTCGCAATCCCCTTCGCAAGGAATCCCCATGACCGACAGAGTTGCAGATGCACGGCTAGCCGAAATCGAGACGGAGTACGCCGAGCTGTTGAAGTCCGTCGATGATGACGGGTCATTTTTGATCGATGGACCGGGTGCTGCCAGTGCATTCTACGGCTCGCTATCCCTGAGCGAAGTTGTCTCCCTCTGCGATGAAGTCATCGAGCACCGCCGCTCCCAAGATGCGGGAGGGTGGCGCGAGGCCAGCGAAGTACCGCAGGTTCCGGTGCGAGGCGAACGATATTTTATTGTCGCCGTCAAGCGCGCTCACAGCGGCAAGACCGTCAGTTTTCCCGCGCTCTACCTGCACGACTACCCATTGAATTATGATGACGGTGACCGGTGCGTTTGCGATGATCCGACCCGCCACACGGATGACGGCTGTCCTACTACTGGATGGTTCCAAGCAGAGGCCAACGATGACGGCGACGGTCAGCGATATTCACGTCTGCACCTCGATCCGGGTGATGAACTCGTCCGCTGGACTGACGTTCCGCGGTTCGTTCCGTCCTCCCCCACTATGGAGCCTACCAATGCACAGTGAGCTTGATGCGCTGATGGCCGCAGAGGCGAGTTTCGAGAAAATCCGCGAAACGCTCGTTGGCAATCTTACAGAGCCCGAGCGAACGGCGTTCTGGGAAGCGGTGCATGGCCGAGACAGCATCCGCGCCTACCTCGAAGCCTCTACCCAATCCACCGGAGGATCAGAGGCGGTCGCGTGGCAGGGGCTTTACGCCGATATAGACGGGGTAATCACACTCACCAATATCGTCGGCCCTGAGGGTCAGTCGCTCAAGCTGCAGGGAGGCCGCATTGCCGCAGAAGCTATCGCCGAAACGATCGCCAACGTCAAAGCCGGTGAAGCTCGACGCGCATCACTCAATGATCCTGCAATCGGTCATGGCGACGAACCCGCCGCAGGACGAGTTGGACCGCATCAAGGCAATTCTGCAAAGCAGCCAGCGGAAGGCCAACGCCCGCCCGGAGGATCAGAGGCGGTAGGGGTGAAGGCGCACCTGCGTGAGCACTGGCTTGCGAGCATTGTTTGCGATCATGACGCGAAGACCGATACCGCGATCTGCTCGTGCACCCAGTGGCGCGATGAGCCGCACCCGAGCGTAGGGGAAGCGGTCGATGCATGGATCGAGCACGTCTTCGCCACGCTGCCATCCCCACCCGAGGGAATAGCCGCGCGGGACGCCGTGATCGAGGATGAGGCGAAGAAATGAAACACGCGAAATTTGACGCAAGTATTGGCGTTGCAACACACGTCTCACCTGAGGAGATGGGCGTGGTTGTTATCGCGCTCAACGCCATGACGCCCTCTGATCGAGCGTCCGACTTCTACGCCATCAAGCTCCGCTGGACGAAGGCTTGGGAAAAGCATGCACCGGAACGCTATTCGACCGGAGTTCTCGGGCACCATATTGAAAGCGTTGCTGTTACGTCCGCTCGATACGAAGCCGCCTTGGCCGTCGATCGCGGAGATACGGAGCTTGCTACTCGCTTGCTTGATGCTGCCGATGCAGGTGACGATGTAGTGGCCGGGCTGGTGGCCGCCCTTCGTTCCACTCCTGTCTCAAGCAAGGGGGCGGTCGATGGCGAACCGCGTTCTTAACAAGCACAAAGTCGGTATTCCGCCCGGCTCCATCTACATCGGGCGAGGTTCGCCGTGGGGCAACCCGTTCCAGATCGGGCGTGACGGAACACGCGATGAGGTCTGCGAGCGTTTCGAGCGCGAGATACTGCCGTCTCTTGATCTGACCCCGCTGGTCGGCAAAGACCTCGTTTGCTTCTGCGCTCCGCTCCGTTGTCATGGCGACAGCATCTTGAAAGCGGTCGTCTCAAGCAAGGGGGCGGAGAATGGGTGAGGCTGCCGCAAAGGTCGCCGCAGACATCCGTGGGGTCAATCCGTGGACCGACGTACATTGGCCCGAGAAGGCTAAGGCCGCCGCCGATCTCATCGTCTCCCAAGAAGCCGAGATCGAGAAGCTGCGGGAGGCGCTGAAGCCGTTCGCCACCTGCATCGACCGATTGGCACCGGGAGACGACATCGCTCATTGGCGTCTCACGGGCGCGCTTAATCACGGCTTGATGGTTGCTCACGTCCTTGCCGCCCGTCTCGCCCTATCGGAGAACTCAGATGACAAAGGCTGAACTGAAACAAAGTGAGCGCAACATTCTCGGGCAGCTCCGCCGTCGCGGGTATTCGATCTGCGGGCGGCATATCGGGCAAAGCCCTGCAGTTGGAGAAAGATTGATCGCAAGAGGACTAGCCGTCGGCCGATGGTGCGGCGAGGTTCTCTATCTCAATCTCACCCCCGCCGGTCGTGCCCTCATCGCCAAAGAGGCAGAACATGGTGGGGAGGATGCGCGATGACGTACGCGCCACGCAAGCCGAAATGGGATTGGCGCGCGTTCCTGACGGTCGAGGAAGCCGACAAGCTTTCAGAGGCTTGGGACGCGAAACAGCACTGGCTGGCGCTCAATCGCGAAAGAGCGGCCATAACGAACCGCGCGATCCAGCGAGCCAAATATGCGGCCCAGAAGGATCGTGCCGAGAGCGCGAGGTCTCGTCAATGACGGGCAGGTCGGCGATCATCAAGCAACGGGATGTCGAGCGGATTTTGAAGGGCGCCGCGGCCGCGGGGACAAAGCTGGGGATTGTGGTGACAAATGGCGAAGTCAGGTTCCTACCCGTTGACGACATCCTGCCTGCCGAGCCCGGTGACGAGCTCGAGCAGTACAGGAACAAGCGCGATGAACGTCGAGCTCGTCGGCGTGCACAGGGTCGAGTATCGCAAGCCTGACGGCTTCGCGCGGGTCTACTACTACGCCTGGCGCGGCGGCCCGCGCATGAAGGAAGATCCCGAGAAGGACGAGCACGCCTTCGCCGCCGAATATTTCCGGCTCACACGCGGTCGCGATCTGCCGAGCGGTAAGGGGAAGTTGCCCGAGCTCGTCGCTGCCTATCGAAAGAGCGCGCTCTACACGTCGAAGAAGGAATCGACGCGCCGCGGCTATGACGCCGCGATTGATCGCATCCAGGCGGAATTTCACGACATGCCGCTGTCGGCGCTCGCGAAGCCGGGCGCAAGGCGCTTGCTGCTCGAGTGGCGCGACGAGGACTTGGCGGATCGGCCGCGCACTGCGGACCTGACAATGACGGTGTTCGCAAAGATGCTGGCTTTCGGGGCTGACCGGGAAATGATCGTCCGGAACCCGCTCGAGCGACTGGAGCGGCTATCGGACGGCACGCGGCGGGATGTGATCTGGACCGACGAGCAGCTCGCGGCCTTCCGCGCCAAAGCCTCACCGGGGCTGCGAGTTGCCCTATTGCTCGCTATGTGGACCGGACAGCGCCAGGCGGACCTTCTGGCCCTCACCTGGTCGGCATACGACGGCACGCACATAAAGCTTCGGCAGCAGAAGACCGGCCGGCTGGTCCGGGTCCGCGTCTATTCCGAGCTCAAGGCAGCGCTCGACGCCACCCCGAAGAAGGCGCTGACGATCCTGACGCCGAGTCGGAGGGTGAACGGGGAAATCCAGGCGTGGACCTCGAGCGGCTTCCGCGCCTCATGGGCAGAGACGTGCGACCGCGCCAAGGTCGAGGGAGTCACCTTCCACGATCTGCGGGGCACCTTCGTCACCCTCGCCTATCGGCACCATGGGGCGTCGATCAAAGAAATTGCCGAGGTCACCGGGCACAGCGAGCGGGAGGCCGAAGCCATCATCCGCAAGCACTATCTGGCCGGTGACGCGGTGATCCACCGGCTCGAAACGGTACCAACCGAGAACACGGTCGGTAAAAAATCTGGCGAACGGTAAAAGATGGCCGAGATGCGCGCTACGGCTCGCCAGCAACATACTGAAAATTAAGTGGATTTGGTGGGTGCGCACGGACTCGAACCGTGGACCCGCTGATTAAGAGGCAGCGCGTCAGTCCAGGAGAGGCCCGGAAATGCTGGTGTTTCCGAGGATCGTTTTTACACCCCACCCTGGCGAGACCCCTCGCAAAGCCTTGTGCGACCGTGGGGCCTGTAAAAAATCAGCGGCCCTTGAACGGCCTCACCCTCTGCCGATCGATCCACCCCGGATCACTGAGCCAGGGATAGTCCGTGGGCTTTGCCGACAGGCCCTTGGCGAGGCGCTTTGCTGCTTCCCGGTCGGCCTTGCGTTCGGCAAGCATGGCGAGGTGGCGCTGCCGGCGCGCTTCCTTGGCGGCCTCGTGGATACGGCTTGCTTCCTCGGGGTCCCATCCGGGAGGCTGCTGCCGGAGTTCCCATCGGGTTGAATCATCGCGCATCGGGCGATGATCGCGCTGTGGGGAGGATCAGGACAAGCCGCTAGGGATGGTGGTCAGCCGAGCCGATCGATGCTAACGCAAGCCGTCCCTGCCCCGATCATCCCGAGCTTGGCAGCTGCAGCGCGCGAAAGGTCGAGCACGCGGCCGGTCCACGGCGCAGGCCCGCGGTCGGCAACGCGCACTTGTACAATTCGTCCATTTTGTACGTTTCGTACGAGGACCGTCGAGCCCAAGGGCAGCGACAGGCTGGCGGCGACCATCTGGCTTCCGTCGAAGCGCGTCCCGTCGGCTGTACGGCATGGCGTCCGGTGACAGGATTCGCGGCCGTACCAAGAGGCCAACTGCGTCCCATGCGGGCATCCAGCGGCGAGCCCGCTCACCGTCATCAGCGCGAAGATAGCGACAGCAAGGATGAGCGCGGCCGCAGACGTGCCTGCGGCGAGCCAAAGAGTGCGGATCATCGCGCCACCTGCCACAGGTCAGGCCAGTTCCACTGCGGCGCATAACCGTGGATCAGCGGTGCCGAGATGAAGATTGCCGCCCATCCGAGCAGAAGCAGCAGCAGCCAAATCCGGTTGTGCGTCCTCATTCCTCGCCCTCGTCTCGCTGACGACGGAAGACCATGCTCAGGATCGTCTTGGGATTGCCGGCGGTGCTCAGGATCGCCCGTACGATCCCATCGGCAGTGAGTGCGAGGAGCGCGCCCATGGGCACGCGGTAGATCGCCGGGTTGAGGTGCAGGTAGTCCACCACGGCATCGGTGAAGATCCATGCGAACACGAGCGACACCCCGATCTGTACGAACGAGCGCGCAAGGGAATGGAACGGTGACGTGACCACGCGCAACAGCGCGGCCCCGACCAGCGAGAGCCAGAACGTCCAGTCGATATTCAATTGAAGTCCCCCGGCCGCGTAGCGGCTTTGAGCGTTAAAGGATGACGCTGCACAGGTCCGGCCGGGCTTAGTCGCCCGACCAGAAGATGATGATCGCGCGGTCGATCAGGATGCCGATCACGATGCCCGCGGCAGCCGCGAAGCCGAGGGCAATCACGTGGCGGCTTTCGGCTTGTTCGGTAGCAGGTACACGACGACCGGCAGAACGACGGCGAGGACCTGGTTGATGTTGTCGGTCGTGAGCCAGCCGGGGATCGTCACGTGAAACCACGAGTTCGCGAGGAAGGCGACACCGAGGATGATGGCCGCGATGGCCTTGTCAGCGGAAGTGAACATGGGAAAGTCCTTTCGGTTAGAGGAAGATCATGAGGCCGACGCCGGCCGCGATCAGGACGCCGCACCCGATGGTCCAGCGGTTTTCGGAAGCGCGTTCGTCCGCATCGGGCGCGCTGTCGCTCATGGCCCCGGCAAAGCCCATGAGAGCGATGCCGGCGACGCCGAGGAGCACGAGGACGATGCCCAGACCCCACCGGAGGACGATCTGGACGATCAGGTGATCGCTCATGTCGCACTGCCGGCGTTCGGGTCGGGCTGGTTCGCCGCCTGCTGCAGGGCATCGCTGCCGGCGTCGAGCCGCGCGTCGAGCGCCGCCCAGTCGTCGGCGGTCGGCTGCTGTCCGCTCAGCACCTTGATGAAGGCAAGGACGTAGGGCGTGGCGCTGACGACTCCGGACTCGATGGCCGGGAGCGCTGCTTCAGCCGCTGCGGCAACCTGCAAGAGCGTCTGCAAATCCACGTGCGCGGTAAAGCCGGTGAAGCCGTTCTTCACATTGGCGAGGAGATCGGTGATGTTCATGGATGCACTCCGTTCTGTGCTTCGATCTTGCTCATGGTCTGCACGGCAAGCTGGAACGCCTGCACGAGCTGGCCGTAGCTGAGGCCGGGATAGTTGGCGGGGTTCTGCACGAAGCTGTTGAGCGCCTTGCGGGCGATCTTCACGTCGGCATCGGCTGCGGCGAGCTTAACGACGATGGGATGCTCTTTGCAGTAGAGCGTCGCGCTGGCATGGAGGCCGGGCGGGCAGAACGGGAGGGCCGTGTAGGCCACGGCGGCGGACTGAGCGACGCCATAGGCGTTTTCGGCCTGATAGACGAAGGTCTTGTCGACGGGGTTGGTGACGGCGTTGAGTGTGCATCCGGCCAAGCCGAATGCCAGCAGCGCCGCCCCGATGAGGGCACGCATGGGATAGTCCTTTCGATGTTGAAGAAGTTTCAGCCGCGCTTGATCTGGCGGATGATGGTGATGACGGCCTGCACCGTACCGAAAGCCGCAAGGACAGTGGCCAGCCCGAGCCACGCGTAGATGAAGGGCGTCAGGTCGACGTTGACGACGATCCCGGTCATGTCGTCACCATCTTGAGAGCAGCGGCTTCAACCCGCGTGACCCGCGCGGCCCAGCCCTTGCCGAAGTGGCCCCACGTCGGCAGCGTCTCGAGAAAGATCAGCCGACTGTTGCAGAGCTGCTTGACGAGCGTTGCCGTGTCGCGCGCCTTGACGGCCGCAAGGGTCTTTGGTCCAATCGAGCCGTCCACCGTGACACCCACGAGTGATTGCAGCGCCTTCGCTGACCTACCTGGTCCCGAGTGCACGGCGTAGTCGAAACAGGCATAGTCCAGGCCGCTCGGAAGCTGATCGCCGCAGATCGCGTTCCAGTAGTCCTTGCGGTAGATGGTGGCGAGTTCGGCCTGCGTGATGTTCTTGAGGTCGGCAACCGTGGCGTTTGGCTTCATCAACTGGCGATAGGTCGAGAGGGTGACGCCTCGCATAGTGGCCCCGCCAGGATCGAGGCGATCATCCACGAAGCCGCCTTCATCGGACAGCACGAGCGAAAGCGCTCGCTGGAAGGTAGCGTCCATGGATGGTCTCCGAAACTCTTGGTAAAGTCTTAGGCCTGGCGGGCCAGATCGTCGGCTTACGGAGCCGAGCGCTCCATGCACAGCATGTCGAGTTCGAACTTCCACTTCATGGCGTTCGCTTTAGCCCATTCTAGCAAGAAGGAAACGTCCGGGTAAGGCGGATATCCGAAACCGCGTACATCGTCGATCATCACGACGACCTTATCCATATGATCAAGGCGGGAGGAAATGACCGACAGGTCGCTCTTGATGGACGTAATGTCCGGATCGTCGAACGTGATTCCACCTGACGCGTGAGCATCGAGCCAGAACGTCACATCTCCCGCGACTTTCGTCAGAATATCCGGCAGGACTTCCTGGCTTCGCCCCTCGATCAGCTCGATGTTCGGATACCTTGCCAGGCGCGGGCGAAGATCAGCGCAAAGAGCCGGCGACGCCTCGATGGTGACGACCCGCTTAGAGTACCTCTGGGCTGCTATCGCCGTATCGCCCAAGAAAGTTCCCGCCTCAATGAAGGTGCCGCCATGGATCGCATTTCGGGCGATGGCCCTCCTCTTTACGGACGGGGGCGCCGGAATTTCATACTGGCGACTGCGCCACTCCCTTAGTTCTGCCAATTCCAGATATCCACGAACGATAGGGAGACGGCGTATTGCGGCGGCTTGATGTGGCCCCCCAAGCGCGCGCTTTACAAACTGCTTCAGCATTTCGCTTCCAGACCGGCTATCCCAAAGGGCAAAAAACGCGCCGGTTATACCACGTAGAGAAAGGACGAAAAGGAGCTAACAGCAACCCTAAGAGCCGGATCGGTCCTCATCAGTGCACTGCCTCTGTCAGCTTATAGACATTGACGTTTTTGTTGTTCAGCGTTTTGATCCGCGCCGCGAAGCTCGTCCCGGTATTCGCGCCGCAGGATGTATCGCTGCTCTCGATGACAGTCCTCCCCGATTGACCCTTGCCGATGCTGGTAAAGGTCGCGCTCGCCCAGTGCGGTGTGCCCGCCGAAGCGTCACAGCTCACCTCACCGGTCAGGTCGGTGTTGAGTGTGATGCTGTCGATCGGGTCGATCTCGAGAAGCACGCGAGCCGAGGACACTGAGGCATCCGCCGTCTGGCTCGTCGTGATCAGGGTCAGGTTGTTGTAGCCCGGAGCGGAGGCGGACAGCTTGAATTCGAACTCGTAGACCCACGAGCCGCCGAAGGTGCCCGCGGTCAGCGCGAACCTGAAATAGCGATAGGTCGCGTTGTAGGCCGGGATGGTTGTGGTGTAGGTGCTCGCGGAGCCGGTAAGCGTCAGGCTGGTGGTTAGGTCGGTGAACGTCGACCCGTCGTTCGAGCCCTGCCACTTCCAGCCCGTCCCGAGGCCGCCCGAGCCGGTATCTTTGTAGATTTTAACTTCATCGATGTACTTGGCATTGCCTGATCCGAAGTCGAACTGGATGTAGCCAGTCTGTGTGGTGTTGGTCCCGAAAAACACTTGGTCTGACTGGTTACCATTCACGAGAGCGTTGGTGACCGATCCACCACCGAACGATAGGCCGCTACTACTCACCGTAATCGACGAGGTGCGATTGCCAGTGCCGCCGCTGTTTGCATAACTGCTCGTCGATGAGGCGGCAGTCGGCCCCACATAGCCAGTTGTTGTATTGACCGTGTAGCCGCTGCTCGACCCCGCGGTGATGCCGTCGGTGCCTTTGAACCCGTCGCAGAAGGTCTCGATGAGGCGCTGCGCAGCGGCCAGGGCCTTCGCCTGGTTGGCGCACATCAGAAGATCGTTCTGGCGGTACTGGTCGGCCTCGGAAACCGTGCAGGTGCCCGATGTGGTGATCGTACAGGTGCCCGACGTGCTGATACCTGTGCCCGCCGCGATGGCGACGCTGCTGACGGTGCCCGAGCCGCCGCCGGCTGCCGAGGGCACATAATGCCAGGACGAGACGCCATCAGACTTGAGCTGGATGCCGCCATACTGGCTGTTGATAACAACCGACGATGAGCCGTTGATCGTGTCGGTTCCCGCTGCCGCAATCGTCAGAGTGTTGGTGCCGCTGACGCCCCCGAAGTGATCCCGGATATCAATCGGATCGTCGGGGTTGACCGCATTGGCGGCCGGCAGCGTCCACGTCCGGGGCGCCGTAAGGGTCGCCGACGTATCGACCGTCCGATCCGTCGACAGGATCGTGTAGCTGGCGTCTCCAACGGACGTGCGGGCGTAGATGTTGAGCCCCGAGGCAGCGCGAGCAGCGGCGGCGGTCGTTTGCGCCGTACCGCCATTGGCGATCGGCAGCGTGCCGGTGACGCCGGTGCTGAGCGGCAAACCCGTGAGATTGGTGGCCGTGCCCGAGGCCGGAGTGCCGAGCGCGCCGCCGACGAAGTATGCTGCGCCGGTCCCGACTTCATCGGTCAGAGCAGCGCGAAGATTGGCGCTCGTGGGAGTTCCGAGGAAGGTCGCCACCCCGGTTCCGAGACCGGAGACGCCGGTCGCGATCGGCAGGCCTGTGGCATTGGTCAACGTGCCACTGGCGGGAGTACCGAGCGCCGGAGTGACCAGCGTGCACGAGGTGGTGAGGCAGACCGAGCCCGAGCCGCTGACGGCGGTGATCGCCGTGCCGTTGATCTTGAAGCTGTTGCCCGTGCCCGCCGTGTCGAACGTCTTGTTCGTCAACGTGTCGGTCGTGGCCTTGCCGATGAGCGTATCGGTCGCCGCCGGGAGTGAGAGAACAGCCGAGCCGAGCGCGCCAGTGACCGGCTGGAGGGTGACGGAGCCAGAGGTCGCATTGTTGAGGCTGACGGCGCCAACAGACGTTCCGGCCACACCCAGCGTGATCTTGCTAACACCATCGGAGGTGATGCCGGCCACGGTCTTCGGAGCCGCACCGACGCCCCCGCCGAGGATCTGCGAGTTCGCGGTCAGGGCCGATGAGGAGGAGATCGCCGACGTGCTCGAGTAGTACGGGATGCCGCCGCTCGTGCCAGAACTCGGCATCGTGACGCCGTTGGCTTTCGAGCAGGTGACGACGCCCGCCGAGGTGATGCCGCAGTCGCCCGACATGACCTCGAACGCCGGGTCGGCACTAGCGCCCTGGTCGACGAACACCCGCCCGGCAGTGCCCACGGTCGCCTGACTGAAGCTCGTCCAGCCCGCGCCTTTGCCGATCGGCACATTGTGAGCGCCGACCTGATAGCTCTGCGCGAGCGCGCCCGAGGCGCCAAGAACGAGGAAAGAGAGCGCGGCAAGCGCGCGAAGAAGCCGGGTCATCCGAGCCATCCGAGAACCGAGTTGTCAGGAACAAGCTTGATCGAAGCTGCCGTGCCGATGCCGGCCTGCAGCGATGAGAACTTCCACGCGGACGACCCCATGATCCCGCCAGTATCGGCGGCATCTGGGGTCACAGCACCATTGGCGTTTCCGGCGAAGTCGTAGATCGCAAGGTCGGCACCCGCCCGATTTGCGGTCTTGGGGAGCGTGAGATTGACGGTGCCGCTCGAGCCGAGGTTGATCTTCACAATGCGCGTCGTGTCCGCCACCGTGTAGGAACCGGCGGCGTTGATCGTCTGGCTGGTCTTGGCCACCCGATCGAAGACCGACGAGTCGAGGCCATCGAGCAGATCGGCATCGAGGCCGGAGCCGGACCCATCGACCGTGAGCAGCTGAGCGAGGATTTCGGCGGGAGTGGGCAGGAGATCGAGAACGGTGATCAAGTCCTGCCATGGGCTCACGCCGTCGATATAGCGCCACTGGATAACCGTTCCGGTATTCTGGAGCTCGATCTGCGTGGGCAATAGCGAGGGAAGTACCCTGAGCCGCACCTTGGGCAGCGGCGTCGAGACCCGAAGGCGGACCTGGTCGACCATCAGAAGCCCCCATCCACCACGGCCAGCGAGCCGACGACGATCTGGATAGTCCCGGTCGCGGTCGTCATGGTCACGCCAACCTCATAGGTCGTACCGGGGCAAAGCGTTTGCATCTGCGCTGCGGTGAAGACCCACTGAATCGAGTTGACCGTCGGTTTGGTGATGGTCCCTGCCGCCGATGAGGCGCTGAGAACGACCGCATCGCAGGAGGGGTCTTTGACGCTGAGCGCGAAGGTGATGGCGCTCGACGAAATGTCCATGAGCGCATTTGTGGTCGCGTCCACGATCTCGATTGCGACGCCCCAGTCGGCGTCGTCGGTCGCGATCCAATCCTGGGTTCGGTACATCGCGACCTCAGAGCTTAATATACCATGTGATCAACACCGAAGGCTGAACGTTCGCATGCGCCCCGCCGCCACCGGTATTGCTGTTCGTGCCCGACGGTGTGCCGGCGCTGTTGGAGGAGGTCGACGGGTTGCCGTCCGTGCTGGTGCCGTCTGCGGCCTGGTTGCCGTTCTGGTCGCCCGAGCCGATCGAGTAGGTATGCGAATGCGGCGCGAGCGCATCGCCCGTAAAGGTGTGCGTGTGCGACGGCATTTCTGGCACAGTCAGCGTGTGCGTGCCCGCCCCGACGGTGGCACCCAGCGTTGTGGTGGTCTCGCTGTTGTCGACCGTGTTCCCGCTCAGCAGCGTACCGGCGGTGTTGCCCATGTCGGCGAGGCCGACCAACGTCCGCTCGCGATAGTCGGGAAGGATCAAGGTCTTGTTGGCGGCAAAGTCGGAGGCAGCATTCGCGCCGCGACCACCGGAGACCGCCAAGGTGCTGTCCGCGCCCCATAGGAACGAGTAGAGATCGGACGTGTCGGCATTGGCGCGCTCGGTCGCGCCCGAAGCGGCGTTGCCGATCGTTCGGCCGGCGCAACGCACCCATCCCGAGTGAACGCCCGTTCCATGCCGAGCCTTGATGTCGCCGGTCGCGAAGAGCAGCGTCGTGTCGGTCGATCCAGCGCTCGGGGGCACGTAGGTCGCGGACTGATAGACGGCGATCCCATCGTCATCGAAGAGGACGACCGAGCCGTCGGCATTCGTGGCGCGGACGCGATAAGAGCCGGGATTGGTGTTGAGGAAGATCGCCGGCCATTGTCCGCGGGGGTTGGCGGCGATGCCCTGGCTCTGATCGATCGGGTTCGACAAACCCGCGTCGGAATAGACCGTCTGCGGCGTGGTCGTCCCTTCGTTGTAGAAATAGGCCAAGGCCCCGACATAGGGCGCCCCGGACTCGTCAAGGAACGGCACGCGCGAAAGCGGCCACATCGAAGCCGACATGGGCGTAACCTCTGCGATTGTGTTGAAGGGAGCGGGCGCCTATGCTGGGCGCATGCCTGAGATCAAATTGGACCCGAAAGACTACCGGGCGATCGGCGCCAAGAAGCCCTCTTGGTGGGCTCGCCTCAACGCCAAGCCAGCGAATTGGGACGAGCCGGGAGCGCGGACAAGTCGGTTGGTTATGGCCATCATCTTGGGGCTTGGCCTGATGTGGATTCGTTCCCGCCATTGACGGTGATCGTCACCGGTGCCGGCCGGCTCATCGCCGTCTGACCGGCCCGCACGGTTCCCTGCAAGCCGTGCTCAAGGGCTCGGATCGCGTTGCGGAAAGCCGGGCTCCATGCGGCGCTCTTGACCGCGTTCTGGAGCGCCTGCGGATCAGAGCTCGTCAACATGTCGGCAACGCGCTGCATCACCTTCTGTTCGAACTTCTGACCGAGCGCGCGTGCGCCCATCCGGCCGAGCGCAAGGAAGGTGGCGCCCGAGGCGACCGATTGCAGGTTCCAGTCGAGAGGGTTGAAGCCGCCCGTTGCAAACCCGCCCCCGAGCCCGCCGAGCGCGCCGGCCGCGAGCAACTGCCGCGCCGTTGTCGAGTTCCCGGTCGTCGCCTGACGGGTCATGTTCATGATGTCTTCGATGCGCACGAAGTGCTCGAGTTGATCGGCGGCATTCTTGCCCAGCGCCAACTCGACCTGAGCTCGAGCGGCCGGCGAGCCGAACACCTGATCGATGACGTTCACCTTGTCCCGTACTGCCCCGATCTTGTCGATCAGCTCGGAGGCGAAGCCGACCGCGAACGCCTTGCGCTCGGCCGGCGTGAACTGCGCATAGGCCTTTCGCGCCTCCGGCAGGTTGCCCTTGGTCATGGCGAACTTCTTGCCGGCGTCGAGTGCGTCTTCGGCCCCGAAGAACCCGGCCGCCCCACGCCGCGCCGTCGCAAAGGATGGAACAGTCTTGTCGAGCTCGCCGAGGAGCTGCGTGCGCAGATCCCCGAGTTGGCTGCCCAGCAGCTTGTTGCCGCCGTTGTAGGCCTGTTCGGAGGCCGCGCGGAGGTTGCGCTGCACGACGTCCCAAAACGGCAGGTTCGGCAGGGACACGGCGCCGCCCGGCCCCTTGCGCAGGCCGATATTGCCCTGGGCATCGAATATGAAGGGATTGCGCACGGCTTTGACGCCGGAGATCGCTGCATCGTTCGCCGCGGTGCGTTCGGCGCCCTTGATTGCCGCGATGAAATCCGACGACTGAAACAGCCGCTTGATGCCAGGCGTCCAGATCGCTTGTGCCGCTGGATCGGCATAGGCCTTTCCATAGGCAGCACCGTTCGACTTGCGCGCCGCGGCGTCGAGCGCATCCTGAAGGGCGACGTCATTGGTCGCGCCGCCCGTGATGCGGTTGACAAAATCCGTGGCACGCTGCGATTGCGTGAGGAACCGCTGCTGCATCAGGTCGGACAGCGTTTGCCGCGCCATCGGATCGCTGTTCGCCGCGGTGCGGGCGAGATTGCGCACGCCCTCGCCATATCGATCGGCGTTCACGACGGGCTGGCCGTTGAGGGCGGCCGTTGCTTCGTCGGCCGGCGTCATGGCGCGGCCGAGATTGGCGTCGTTCTGCGCGACTTTGCCGGCGAGCGTCGAGGCAGCCCGATCCGGGTTTGTCGCCGCGTCGATCACCTGGCGCGCGTTGGTCGCGAGTTTCCCTGCTCCCTTGGCGATGAGTTCGCCAGCACCAGGAGCAATCGTCCCCACCACGCCGCCCAAGGCAGCATCCTGGAGCGCCTGTTGCGGCGAGCCGCCCCGAGCGAGACTGTCGGCGCCGGAGATCGCCGCCTGCGTGCCGCCTGAGACGATCGAGCGCGTCAGCAGCGGCACGGCCCCGTCCATGCCGAGCACCTTAGCGACTGCGGGGATTTCACCGCCGACGGCGAACGGCAGCACGTTTCCGGCTATCGTTCCAACTGTCGAAGCCGTCGGATTCTGCTCGACCTGCTGCTGATCAGAAGCCGCAACGTCTTGGGCCGTCCGCCCTTGCACCGCGGCCTTCAACTGCTCGAGGCCGCTCAGCACGGTAGGCCCGACGATTGGCAGGGCGTTCACGCCCGAGGTGAAGCCGGCGGAGAGCTGGTCGGCGATCGACGGTTGCGGCGCGGACGCGTCCAACTGGAACCCTGCCGGCAGCCCGGGAGACGCCGGAGGTGCGTTCGGTGGAGCAGGCGGCGGCGCAGCGTCCAATTGGAAACCCGGCGGCAGTTGTGGTGCCGTCGGCGTCGCCGAAACGATGGTGATGTTGCCGCTGGTCACTGGAGAGGCACCCACTGACCACCGCGGAAGACGATCTTGGCGCCTGTCTGCGGATTGGTCGCGGTCGCGCCTTCCTGGAAGCCGGAGGAGGCATTATTATCGGCGGTCGGCGCCGGAGGAGTCGACGCCGCGGCGGCCGCCTCGGGATCAAGCGACGCCGGATTGATGCCCATCTTCGAGAGCGTGGCGAGCGATTGACTCGACAGGAAGCCCGGCAGCTGTTGGCCGCCCATCACCTTCTGATACTGCTCCTGGATGGTGTTGAGTTTGGCCTGCATCAGGTTGCCGACGGCGTTCTGGATCGCGGCGTGGAGTTGTGCGGGCGACGAGGCGGAAGATAGCGTGCTCTGCCAATCGCGGATGGATTGCACGTCCGATGCCCCGGCGCCCTTGAAGAACTTCGCCATTTCATCGGCGGCAGCCTGTGCCGTCTGCGCAAACGTCGTCTGCGCCGGATTGCCGGTCGCGCTCTCATAGGCGTTCTTGACCGAGTTCCACGGCGTGAAATTCGTGTTGCCGAGGCTTTCGACCTGGTTGTCGAGTTCGCCCAGGTGCTGGATGGTCGTGTTGACCGAAGTCAACGTCTGCTGCAGCGGGCCCGAGGCGAGCGATTTCACCATGGCTGCGCGCGCCGGATACTGCGCCATGTCGAAGCTCGGATCGGCAGCCTTCGCTGCCGCGATGAGCTGCGTGCGCGCATTGCCTTTGAGCGAAACAACCTTGTTGGGGTCCATGGTGTAGGTGACGACGCCCTTGACGAGCGGCTGGAGCCCAGGCGGCAGGCTCGAGATATAGGCCTGCTGCTGCGTCGGATCGGGGCGACCATCCTGCCCAAGCTGCACCGGCACCTGATCGGCGGTTGGAGCGCCCCCGGAACCATCCGGCGCGGTCGTCTGGCCGAAGGGATTGACCTTGTTGTAGTTGAGCGGGTTGTTTGGGTCCGCCGGGCCACCGGGAATAGGCGACAGGCCGTTCGGGCCGACCTGATAGCCCGGCGGGATTTTGCCGCCGAACTGCGAGTACATCTTGGCCTGCGCAAGCTTGAGCGCGTTGTCCGCTTCCTTGCCCTGCAAGTCCAGCTGATAGGTCGGATCGATCTGGCGCGACAGGAGCGTCATCCCGACGTCACGGGTGACGGGGTTCTGCAGCAGCGAAGCCAGCACGTCCTGCGACGGAAGCCCCGGCGCCATCGGCTCGCCGGCAGTCGGGGGTGCATAGCCGCCACTGGGGTTTGTACCGCTCTGTCCGGCCCAGGCCTTGAACTGGCCGACGGTCATGTGCTGAAGCTGCGGATTGGCCTGCACGACGTCATTGGGCACGACCGACGCCATCGGGGTCTCGTCGGCATAGCCGAGAACCTGCGTCGCCGTCGGCGCACCGAGCAGATGGGCCGCGTAGAGGGTCGAGGGATTGATCGGCTGGCCGGCCTGCCGCAGCGCATTGGCATTCTGGTTCGTGAGCAGCCGGACCGCGATTTGCTGCTGCTGCGGGTCCATCTTGCCATCGGGCGTGAGCCCGGCATTGGGGTTCTGCTGGACGAGCGCTTGCCAGGTGGGATCGGTGATCTGGTACAGACCACCGGCCGATGAATTCGGATTGGTCGCGTTGGGGTTGTTGCTGCTCTCGCGCGTCGCCAGCGTCTTGAAGTAAGCGGCGAGGTTCGGATCGGTGGCATTGCCCGCCGCAGCTGCACTCCCGCCGACGATCTGGTTCCCCGGATCGGGCGACTGGATAAGATCGCTGAGGCTCTGCGGCTGTGCCGTCGGTGCAGCCGATGCCGGCGCGCCCTGCTGGACGCCGAGCGACCGCGCAAGGTCGGAAAGGGTCTGTTCGGCGTTGAGCTCGTCGGTGACCGAACGAACACCCTGAAAGCCCCTGGCGAACGAGCCGGCAATGTCGGGGTTCTGAACGTAGGGCTGCGGAACGTTGTAGCTGTAGGCGAGCGCCATCAATATCCCCCGTATCCGCCGAACGAGGCCGGCTTCCGCATCCCCGTTGCCGCGCCAATCGTGGCGCCGGCAACCTGCCCGACGTTGCCCAGGAGGTTCCACAGGCCACCCTGCCCGGCTTCCTGACCGGCCGCCTGCTGGTTGTTGGCCGAGATATTGCCGCTCGCGATGTCGGACTTGAAGTTGAGCAGATCGCCCAGTGAGCCGTTGGTCATGTTGGTGCCGGTCACGTCGAGGCTGTTGTAGGGCTGCAGATCGCTCAGCCAGTTGTTGTAATCCTGATTGGCAGCGCCCGCGACGTACTTTCCAAGATCGATGCCGACCTCTCCGCCTCCGAGCCCGCCGCGCGCGTCAGCCGTCCGCATGATCGCCTGCGTGCTAGCATCGACCGCCTGCTGATAGCCCGGCGAGTGCTGGAAGGCCGCCGTTGCATTCGCATTGCCGGTCGGCCCATTCACGCCGAGCGCATCTGCATAGAGGCCCGCGCCCCTCTGCCCGAGGTCCATGACCGACTGCGAATTGCCGAGCGCATCGGTCAGATAGCCCGTTCCCGTGGTGTCGAGATTGCTGAGCAGCTGTTGGTTCTTCTGCGCCGCCTGCTGAGTGGCCTGCCCCTTGTTGAGGCCGAGAAAGTCCCCGATCGAAGTCAGAAAATCAGCCATGCGTCACCCAATCAGCCAGTTTGTCCCGTCCGAGACGACCGGAACCTTGTTCGTCCCACCGCCGGCCACGGTTGCGTGAAATGTCGTCGACGTCGCATCCGTCACGAATGCTCGCGCGCCCGCCCCGACCGTTGCTGCAGAGGGCAGCGAGCCGACGACGGTTGAGCCCGTGCCGACCAGCGAGATCAGCGCGTTGATCCGGTCGACGACCGTCTTGAGGAACGTGTACCAGTCGCGCGTCACGCGGCCGGAGGGAACATCTACGAGCTGGACTTCTGGCGCCGGCAGCGGGTTGGTCTTGCCGATCATGCGGCTAACTGCGCAATCTCGTCGGCGCCTCCGAACAGCACCACGTCGACCGGATCGGCCACGACGAGCCGGAACTGGATGCCAAGCTCTTTCGTCGTCTGCCGGGGCCGCACGGTGATCGGCACCTTGCGCCCCTCCGGACCAAGCGTGCGGAACAGCGGATTTCCGAAGGTCTTGCCGCCATCGATCGACCAGGAAATTTGCACCTTCGGGTCTGTCTCGATGGGATCGATGCCGTTGGCGATGCCGACGCCCGTCATCATGTCGAAGTCGGCGCGCTCCACATAAACGCGGCCGGGGAAGCGGTGCGCCTGGATCGAGCGCACTTCCCACACGAGTTGATCGGCGTTCTCGCGCTTGTAGGTGGGATCGATCCTGTAAACGTCGTTGGTCACGGTGTCGAAGACCAACCATTCGTCGAAAGCGCTGATGCCGCCATGCGCGCGCCAGCGGGTCTTGCCGAGCGATTGGCGCTCGTTCCACTCGCCGTTGCAGTATTCCCAGGTCCATGTCGGCGACGACAGGACGAAGACGGCCCGGCCTCGATGCACATAGACGGATGCCTCGATGGCGGTGCGGTCGGTCTCTGCCGCGATCAGCGCCTCGAGATCGGGCTTGCTGATCACCTGCGGTTCGTATCCAACCATTTCCCGCACGGTATTGTCGCTCGCGACGAACATCACGTTTCCGGTGAAGCCATCTTCGTAGCCGGCGACCGCATATGGCCCCCACAGGCCGATTTTCTTGACCGTCGAGCGCGAGAAGGGATAACCCGTGGCGTTGCCGGTGTTCGACCACACCTCGATCGAGGTGGTGCCCATGAGCAGCTGATCGAGGCCAGAGGCTACGGCCCTCAACAGGCCATCCGCGTAAGCCTCTGCCCTGGTCTCATCGGTGCTCGCAAACGTCGTCGCGTTGATGCCCGAGGCGAACGAATATCCGTTGAGCGTCGTCACGAAGAAATAGCCATCGAGGAACGACAGCGAGTTTCCCGAGGGCAAATCCGGATCGGAGAAATCGCTGACCGTCGAACTGGAAATCTGCGACATGCCGTCGGAGTGAAGAATCAGGATATCCGGCGTCCCCGCCATGTTGGCCGCCATGAACACGGGGCCCGTGCCCGGCAAGGTGCCGCTCTGCGCCGTGACCGTATAGACGCCGGTCACGGCATCCTTGGTCACGAGATAGACCGCCGCTCCATTGGCGATGTAGAGTTGGCCGTTGACTTCGACCGCGCCGCGGTACGTTCCTGCGCCCGCCTGAAATGCCGGATAAAGACCGGGAGCCCGGCGAATGAGGATCGTCGAGCGCGCGCCATCGTTGGCCTTTTCGGCATAGGCGTTGATCAGCCGGCCGCCGCTCTCAGTGGGATTGATGCCCGGCGAGGTGCTGGGGTTGAAGACGATCTCGGGCACTAGAAGTAGTCCGTCTGCTGCGGCTGGCCGCTGAGGAACGTCTGGTTCAGAGCCCGCAGCCGAGCCTCGGCATTGAGCCGCACCTGATCGTCCTTTTGCCGGCCAAAATCCGGCGCCGTGGCATTGGCGAGGAGCACGGCAAGGTGTTCGAACGCATCATCGTCAATCTGGTCGGGATCGCCCCACTGCCAGATGTTCCGGGTGGCCAGATCGCTCATGACCGGTTCAAGCATCTCGTCGACCACATCGTAGTCTTCGGGAGCCGCAGCCTGACCGGTGGGCAGCGCGCCGTTATTCCGGAGCGCGCGGTTCACCAGGTCTTCTCTGCTTTTGATCATGAGCGATCAGCCTTCAGGCCGCGGGAGCCGGCGGGGCAGCGTCTTCGAGCGCCGCCTGCACATAGGTGGCCTTATCGTCGTCGGTCATGGCGTTGAACGCCTCGGCATCGGCCTTGTTCAGACCTTCGACGAGCGTTTCATCGCCGCGAACGATGGCATAGACGCCCCGGCCGCGGTGCCGGGCCTCGAGAACAGGAGTCGGCGTTTCGGCCTCGTCGGCGCCCACTACTTCGAAGTGCGGATTGCCTCGCAGCTTGCCGATCAGAGCGGAGTGCTCGTCCCGGTTGAGCTCGACGGGCTGGCCATCGAAGAACCGGACGCCGCGGGTCGTGACGACCTCGGAATCCTTGTCCGGCGCGTGATAGGTTGCAGTGATGGTCATCGTCGCCTCCTACTGCATGAAGCCTTCGAGGTAGAGGTCGAGCGTGCCGGCCACCGCGGTCGCCGAGCCGGTGGTCGCAGTGACCAGGATGTCGGTGTCCGTCGTATACTGGTAGAGCAGGCCCGTCGACGCCAGCGTCTGCGTGCTCGTGCCGCCCTGGCCGATGGTCGAGGACGACAGATGGCGGGTGCCCGAACCGGAATCGCCGACGCTCAGCGCGAGGGTCGGAGAGCCGTTGCTGTCCATGTCCGACGCAACGGCGATGACCCCGGTGACGGTAAAGCCGGCGGGAACCTTGAACGCCGCGGTGACGGCGCCGGTGGCAAGATCGGTGGTCGCGAGGTTGACGCGGCGACCGAAGGTCTTCTTGGTGCGGGCGAAGCCCTGTCCGCCCTGCTGCGGCTGGGTATAGTCGATGCGAGTGGTCATCACTCGTCTCCTTCGATTTCAAAATGAGGGGAAAGCGGGGCGCGAAGCCCCGCTCAATTGGATCAGGCGTTGGCGACGCCGGAGACGAAGCCGGTCACCATACCCCAGTCGACAAGATCGCCGATGGTGGCGCCGGACACGCTGAGCGGGGCCTTGGCGATCTTGCCAACGCCGTACTGCGCCTCGATGCCCATGCCAGTGACGAAGTCGTAGTCGCCATCCTCGAGCGTGGTCGGGCGCGGCATTTGGCCGATCGCGTAGGCCAGGGCGCCCTGCCCGCAGAGGAAGAACGGCTCGACGTCGATGGAGCCGGCGCCAACGCCCTTGAGCAGGAGCCGCTGGGTGATCTCGGGAATTTCCCGGTAGATCACGCCATCGAAGACCAGCGAGCCGCCCGTGAACAGCGGGTTGGTCTTGGTGGCATCGCCGTTCTCGCGGGCGCGGGCCTCGCGGTTGGCCTGCGCCATGACGCTATCGGCCTTGAGGTCGCGGAACGCGCGGGAGCCGACGAAACACACGTACCATTCCTCGTCGCTGTCGACGATCTGGTACGGGGTGATCTTCGGCTTGCCGTTGTAGGCGCCGGGATTGTTCGGATCGACGCCGGTCTGCTTGGCGATGTCCTTGGCGAGCGAGCCGACGGCCGCCGTCATCTTGTCGCTGGTCGAGTCCACGTTGCCCACCGCAGTCGCGAAGGTGGACGAGTAGTTGCCGACCGCCGAGCCGAACAGCACGCGATCGACGTTGGCCGCCGTCCACGCGTTCTTGTTAGAGGTCGTGGCCGCCGACCACTTCACGCCGTTGACGCGATTGCCAGGATTGCCGAGGCGCCCGGACTGCACCGCCGCCGACGGGATCGAGAGCAGCGCGTCGACCAGATCGTCACGCACGACGCGCTTAGCCCAACCGCGAAGCAGGGACCGTGCGGTCGAGCGCACCGAGAACGAGGATTCCTTGTTCGAGGCGCGGTTGTTGGCGACGGCGTTACGGGCCCAGTCGGCCCACAGCGGCATGCCGTAGCTGTCGATCTGCTCTTCATTGCCGCGCAAGGTGCTGGCGCCGACGCCCGAACCCGAGAGCTGGGTCACGAGCGGGACGTTGATCTCCTTGCCATCGGCCTGAAGATCGGCCATGCGGACGATGATCGAAGTCGAGTCATCGCCCATATATGGGTCGAAGCGGGAGTTCCGCAGGAAGTCGGTCGCGACGTCTGTGCGGAACTTGATGAGTTCGTTGTTCGGATGGTTCGAAGTGAGAGCCATTTGGACCTTCTATGAGGCTGGCCGGCTTCCTATTTTCGCCGGCGCGTGATGTCGGAAAACAGCTCGGCATCACTGCGCTCGCCGCCTGCGGCGGGTTGGGCGACGGCGGCCGTGCCGATGTTGCGAAGCGAGGGTTGCGAGACCGCGGGACGGCCTGGGGCTTCGACGGATGGCTGCGCTCCGGAACGGGCGGCCTCAATGACACGCTTCTGGAACTCTGGATCCTTCAGCGCTTCTTCGAGAACGCGGTTCTTGTACGCCGCCGGGTCGGACCCGACTTCCTTGAGCACCTGACGGTTCTTGTGCCAGGCGACCACTTCACCGATCGGATGGTCAGTGGCGAGCATGCGCTGCAGTTCGACACGGGCGCTCGGTTCGGTTTTGACCGCCTGCATCATGTCGGCGTATGCCGCGTCCACCGTTTCCTTGCCGAACTCCTGAACCGCGAACCGACGGGAAATCGCTTCGTTCTGCCGGCGAATTGCCTGCTGGACCGGATCGATGGCCTGTTGAACGAAGGCCTGCGGATCGTCCCAAATCTCCTTGGGAGCAGCAGGCTGTACGGTCGGCGCCGGCTGATGCGGTTGCGGGTTGGCGCGAAGTCGGGCCAGTTCGGCCAGGGCTTCATCGCGCTCCCGCTCGGCATTGCGCCGGGCATCCGCTTCCTCGCGGAGCCGGCCGGGCGGGATGGTCTCCGCCCTGGGCTGCTCTGTGGTCGCGGCAGGAGTTGCCGTCGGCTGCTGTTCAACCGGCGTCGAGGTCGGCTGTTCAACGGTCGCGGGCTGCTCGGTAACAGGTGAAGATGAGGTCAGCGATGCGAACAAAGCATCATCGCTCACCTGGTCGGTGCTCAAAGTCTCGTCCATTTTCGGTCTCCCGGACTGTCGCGTCCGATGGCGTGGCCCTCACTGTCGCGAAGGGCGTGCGGCGCCGGATGAAGCCCCGGCAAGCTGTGCGCCGTATCGTGGCGCGGACGAAACTATGCGGCCGCCTGAGGCTGCGGCGGCGGCTGGAGGGCCTGCATGGCCTGCTGATGCGCGTGATCGCGCAATTGCATCACCTGGTCGTTGGCGAGGCCGGAGAGCCCGAGCATCGCTTCGAGGCGCGCGTCGATCGCGGCAACGTCGGTATCGCCATTCTTGGCGATACGCGCCACTTCGATTGAGGTCCACGACTCGAGCATGGCCTTCCAGCGATCGAACGCGAGTTGCGCCGGATCGGCGCCCCCGGTGTCCTGCCCTTGCGTAACGGTCGCCATGGCCTTTGCCCGATTCACGAGGGCCTTGGAGCGCTTCTCCTCGTTCTCGGCAGCCTTGCCTTCCAACTCGAGCTGTGCGCTCTGGAGCTGCACCGGGTTGGGCTGCTGCGGAGCCTGTGAGGCCTGCTTGAACGCGAGTTTTGCCGAAGACGGAAGGCTTGAGGTCGAGATCAGCATTTGCACCGCGGCTTGCGCCATCGGCGGAGAAAGCATCGGTGCGACCGCCGGCAGGATTTGCTTCAGCGTGTCGTTCATGTCCGCTTCGAGATTGATCGCGTCCGGACCCTCATCGAGGATGATGTCGACGTCGAGCGAACCGAGATCGTTGACGATGGTCGGCTGCATTGTGCGAGGATCGATCGCGAGGCGGTTGATCGACAACCACTGCGCCAGCTGATCGTCGTCCGTGACGCGAATCCAGCGTTCGGCCGTCCAGTGCTCCTGCACCGCCGACCAGATCGTCCGATAGACTCGTAGCTTCCAGCCCTTGTAACTGAGCAGGTACGGCCCAAGCTCGGCAATGCCGGCCTGCTGCTGGAGCGCAATGGCGCGTCCCGACATGTCCTGAACGCCGGTGCCCATCAGCGCCGGGTTGAAGCCGTAGTTCTCGATCTCCTCCTTGGCCTCCTGGAGGAAGCCGAGGTGCCCCTGGAGCTCCTGCGCCTTGGCCGCGTCGTCGAACTCGGGAGAGTTCTGCACGCCGGCCGGATAGACGATCACCCCGTCGGGGCGCGCGGCTTCGGACCGGATTTTCTCAACGTCCAGCCCTTGCCCATCCTGAATTTTGATACGGCGGCTGTTGAGGATGTGCAGGCCCTTGGACCGACGCTGGTTGATCTCATCCTGGCTCGACTTCATGTTGCGCACAAAGCCGTATCGGTCGCCGTCCTGGTCGACGTTGGCCGAGAACATGATGTACTTGCAGACGTCCCTGCGCTTTTCGTCGTGCAGGTACGTCGCGCCTTCGGCGAGGATCGCGCCGCCGGTATAGATGCACCAGAACCAGCGATCGCCGATCTTGTACCAGTGATCGATCACGCGGACGCGCCGATGATTGGCGTCCCCCGAAATCCATTTGATGTCGCTGTCGGGGTTGCTGGTGAGCTCGGAGCCGGCGTCGAGCGACGCGCTGATCTCGGCCTTCTTGTCCGGGAACGTCGCGATGAGCTCGGCTTCGTCGGCCCATTTGCCGATGCCCATGTAGCCGGCGTCGGTAAAGTCCGGCCTCGTTGACCGCGGATCGTAAAAGAATCCCGTGGTGTCGACGACCTCGAAACCGATCTCGGTGTCCCCGAGATCGCCCGGTTCAAGTGTCAGCTCGACGCCGCCGATCCCATCAATGGCGCCTCCGAGGCCGACGTTCGGGGACTTTTCCTTCCAGCGCTGCTCGTCAAGCACGTAGCGCAGCACGGCAGTCGCGACGTCGGCGCCTTCCTCATGCTGCGGGGTGCGCGGATAGGCCTTGGGGTCCTGGCGCTGCTTTTCGAGGAGCCCAACGACGGCGTTGATCTTCCGGCCCACGCGATTGAAGGTGACAACCGGCTGCCGGCGCTTATTGAAGGCCTCGATCTGCTTTTTGGTCCACTGCGAGGCGTGATAGTAGCGGCGAGCCTCGTGCTGCTCGCGGATTTCGAGCACCTTGAGGTCGAGGTAATTGAGATAGTCCTGCTTGAGCAGCGGCAGGCTTCGTCCGCCCGACTGATCGACGGGCGCAGCGTTCGGATCGACCATCGATATCCTCGAACTTAATACGATTGCCAGTCGCCGGGGACGGCGGTTTCAGACTTCGACGAATAGCCGGACTTGTTCTTGGCGCTCTCTTCCGCTCCCGGCTTCGGCCGCACCCATGGCCGCGACATACAGGCGTAGCGCGCCTCGTCCGCGACGTGATCTTCTGCCGAGGTGTCAACATCCTCGAGCCGCTTCGGATCGTGCGGCAATGCCGGCACGGTGCGGATGAAGTCCTTGCAGGTTTCGAACACATAGAGCATCGGGACGCCGGCATTTCCCTTGAGCCGGTTGCGCATTTCGTCCCATCCGCCCATGGCGCCGTTGCCAGCTACGCGGCGGTTGTCGGCAGGCCGAAAGATCACCTTGTTGCGGATGAACACTTCGGCTCGCGACGGGCCGCCATCCTCGGCGAAGATCGCCGGATCGGCGACCGCGTAGCTGATCTTGTCGCCGGCATCGCGTTGCAGGATTCCCGCAGCCACTTCCTCGGTCGTGAGCTTCAGTCCCTTGGCCGGCGCACTGGCCCCGTACCATTCGCGGTATCGAACCAGAGCGCCGCGGGGAATCCTGCCCCAGTCGTCGCGGGCAATCGCCCACCAGCCCACCGAGAACGGTGCGGCAGAGCCCCAGTCGAAGGAACGGAACCGCTCCCAATCGGGCGGGATGGCAAACGGCTGCACGACGTGCTTGTTGCTGTCCCAACAGTCGAAGAACGCTCCCTCGATGACGTTCCAGTCACCTTGCAGCCATGCCTGGACGAGCGCTTTGCTGCCCGACATGAAGAGGTTGGCAACGTACCCCGGATCGTTGTGGAGAAGCTGCGGATTGTCGCTCAGCTTGGCCGGGATGAAGACGCGAGAACGGGAAACCTCTTCCCCAGTAAATGGGTTCGTGAAAGTCGACTTGACGACGTTCCACGCGCCCGGATCGATGTAGCGAGCCTTGACCCATCCATGGCCCGGACCGCCGGGGTTGCATGAAGCTCGAAACCCTGTCGGCACGCCCGCACCGGAGCGCAGCGTCGCCTTGATCTTGTCGAGCGGCGCGGGATCGGCAAACTGCGTCAGCTCTTCGACATAGACGCGTGTGTAGTCGTGGCCCTGGTAGTTGTCGGCATCCGAGTCCTTGTCGAGATACCGGAAGTAGAGCGTTGCGCCGTTCGGCCAGATGAAGAGCTTGTCCTTCTCTTTCCAGACGGCCCCGAGCGGTCGAAACAGCCGCTTGGCGCGTTTGATCGTGGGCAGTAGCGCGATCTGCGTGCGCCGGAGGAACAGCCCCTTTGCATCTTCGCCGTAGCGCTTGGCGTGCAACGCCCAGTCACCGAGGCACGCGTCCGTCTTGCCGCCACCTCGAGCGCCGCCATAGACGACCTCGAACACCGGGCACTTGACGAAGGCTTCCTGCGGGCCTTTCTGCGGCCGCCAGACGTACTCAGTTCGGCTTGTGCTCGGCGACCCAGTCCTCTTCAGAGGCCGGCTCGTCGGTGACGTCGACGTTGTAGTTAACATTCTCAGCCTTATCGACGACGAGCCCGAGAACCTTAGCCTTGCCCAGCGTGGCAGCGACAGCAGCAGCAGCAGCGCCATTCTCGCGCGCGAAGGCGCGATCTTCGTCGAGCTGCCTGGCGATGTCTTCGACGGTCGTCACCGTGTTTGCAGCCGCCTGCCCCTTGAGTTCGGCGACGCGTGACGAAATTTCGTCATTCTTCGTCAGGCGGGTGGAATTGCGCGGATCGGTGTAGCCGGCATCGCGCATCGCCTCTGTCGCGCTTTTGCCCTGAGCCAATGACTGGGCGAAACGCTCATGTCGGGCATTGGCGAGAACGGGCATGGCTGCCTCAAACGACGAAGCCCGCAGCGGTTGCCACGGGCTCTCTGGACGCAAAGCGTCAGTCTCAAAACGATGACTGCGCCGATTTGGGGCGCTTCGTCAAGCGGCTCGTGCGAGCAGCCCGTAGTGTTTCACCAGGGCATTCAGCGCGGTGCGCAGGTCACCTAGGTACATGTCGCGCTCGATGTCACGGACGAGCACCGCATCGAGGGCGCCGAACAGATTGCCCATGAGCCGGATTTCGTTCTGCTTCTCCTGGATCGCGGCGCAGGCGGCCTTATAGTTCTCGCGCCATTTGCGGACCTGACCGGCGTTCTCGACGATGATCGGCCGGCCATGAGTGGCGTTGAGGTTGACCGCACCCGGCTGCGGCGGCGCGTCGATGGCGCGAAGGTTGCGCTCGCGCGCCTCGAGGAACATCATGGCGGCGTCGTATTGCGCCTGGGTGATATGTCCCTGAAGGCAGAAGCGGCCGATGGCGGAGCCGGCTTTCTGGTCGCGCGTGTGCTGGGGAGCTACGCCGAAAACCTTGTGACGCGCGTTGAGGCCGACTCCCAGCGTGTCGCGCTGCGTGAGCTCGAGTGTCTGCATAAAATGCTCCATCTGATCTTTCTGCTTGCGAGAGCGCCTGCCGTTCTGCTCTCGTTTCGTGGTGGTCTTTTTCGGCCCGCGCTTGCCCAAGTGCTGATCCCCCGATCTAGCGTTTACGTATCCTGTCCCGGCTTGACCGAGCTGTGAGATTGACCGGTGGAGTCGCAGGCGGAATAGTCGTTGCCATTGACCACGACGTGATAATCATCGCTGTGGTGCGCGGTGACGAACTTTGTGACGCCGAAGCGCGAAAGTGCCGACCAGCCTTCCCGGCTGCTGCTGTCGCGCAAAACCTCCTGTAGCGCCTCGCAGAACTCGAAGCGCTGGCGGTCGATCGCGCGCGAACAGTCGTGGTTGATTTCGAGGATCGTTCTGTTGCTCATGGCTCTACCGGCTTCCTGTAGCTGGGGATGGTGAGGGTCATGCTGCCGCTCCAAGTTCGACTGCCTCGGCAATCGCTGACCTCAAGGCATCAAGCCGATCATCGCTCTTGCCCTTCGCGTAAACAGCTGTACCGGAGGCGCGGCGAAAACTGATTTCCGCCTCATATTTTCGCCTGACGAGAACATAGGCGTCCTCAACTCGACGCGGCCTAGCTGCTCGGCCTCGGCCCACAGCCCGTCGAGGGTATCTGCGGCGCGATAGACGCGATCTTCGGACTTCGCGAGTGTTAAGATCGTCATCACATCACCTGCTCTCTGGCGCGGGAGAGGTTCATCACGAAAAGCTCCGTAGTTTCGCCGTCAACTCTTTGAGCTGTTCCAGTCGGCGCGCTCGCGTTTCGGGATCGAGCTCAACCACGTTGTCCGCTCGATCCCGTTCGAGTCGCTTGCGGCCGTCATGTGAAGCCTGGAGCCGC